CTGTGGCTCTTAATTTGGACCAGCCACCTATAGGTTTTAGGTAGCCATTTTCAAAACGAACTAAGTTTCCATCAACCCAACGGCCTTTATTGGAATAATTCGTGCCGTTGGTGACAATTCCTGCGGGTGGAGTGATAGAAACTAATGCCATACATTTATTTTACTTCTTTAAGTTTAAAGCGAGTAGATCCACATATTTTTTAACTTTGGCTACTAGCTCATCGTCTTTTGTGCTTGGTGTTAAAGCCGACACAATAGATGCGATGGCAATAACGTGTACTGCTATTTGTACGATACTAATTATAAAATCCATATTTATCTTCCTTAGTTAGCCGCAATATAAGCTTCACCAACAGATACAGCACCTGAGTAAGATGACTTATCTCTACTATCAGCGACTACTTCTTCGTAAGCTAATACGATATTTAGATGGTCTACATTACGTTGTACCATATCGTTAATTTCGGATTGTTCTAATCCTTCAACGTTCCAACTGCCATCATTAACTCCGTTGATTAAACTAACAGAATCGTCTGCGGCACTTAGAATATCATCTACGTTTCTTTCAATTGACATTTTAGTTTCCTCCTTTTATGTCATTAATTTCTTGTTTCAAGCTTTCTACTTGACTGGATAGTTCTTGTATAGCTTTGATTAGTGGGTGAATAAACATCTCTTGAGATATGGCTTGAATACCTGAAGATTCTTCTATATCCCAACCACCAAAATCTGTAATGTTGTTTTTCTCAAGAGCTTCTTTAACTTCTTGAGCAATTAAACCATAAAGTTTTTCTTTGTGTTTTGGTTCTGTTTCTTCTGGATTGTAATCTGGTAAATCAGAATCTATATCTGCTTTTGCTTTCCATTTAAAAGTAACTGGTCGTAGGTCATTAATAAAGTTTAAACCACAATCGTTGTTGTCTTGAATTTCTGTCTTGTATCTTTCATCAGAAACCCTAGTCCAAGAAGCATTAGTATCAAATTGATTATGAACTCTATCATTACCAGTTGAATATCCAAAAGTAAATCTATTGCCTCCAACCCCTCTTACATTATGACCTAAAACAATTTCTCTTGAACTGTCGTTATTACCACTTGTATTGTTACCAATATATATTCCGTCTATACCTGTAGTAACTCCATTTGTGCCACCATTATATCCAGCACCTGCACCAATACAGATATTTATTGAACCAGTTGTTATTCCTGCTCCTGCAATATCTCCAATACAAGTATTAACATTAGCAGTTGTGATAGCAGTTCCTGCACCTTCTCCTACCAACACATTTTGTGAACCTGTGGTAATAGCATCACCAGCTAATGACCCAACGGCTACGTTATCTGTACCTGTTGTATTAGCAGTCAAAGCACCATATCCTACTGCAGTATTATTAGATGCTGTAGTATTATTTTGTAAAGCAAGACCACCCACAGCAACGTTATAATTACCTGTTGTGTTTTGATATAAAGCAAATCTACCAAAAGCACTATTTTCTGAACCTGAAGTATTGCGTTCTAAAGCAGACCTACCAAAGGCATCGTTGTATGAGCCTGTATTTGTGGTTAAAGCTGCATAACCAACGGCTGTATTTTCAATACCTGTAGCATTAGCATCTAAAGCATTTGAGCCTATTGCAACATTTAATGTACCTGTGGTTATACTCTCTCCAGCAAGGTGTCCCATTGCTACGTTATTAGAACCAGAAGTAATCTTTCTTAATGAACCAACACCGATACCTATATTTTGATAAGCGGTGGTAGCAGCATAAAAAGGTGGTAGGTTTGAGCCATTAAATGAACCAATACCTACGTTGTTATTTCCTGTTGTTAACCCTGTTCCTGTACTGTCACCAATCATAACGTTTCCAGTAGCAGTTGTTCCTACCTTCGCATCGTGACCAACAGCCACACTATAACTTCCAGTTGTTCTATTAGAACTTGCATTCTTACCTAGAGCTACGTTTCTAGTACCTGTGGTGTTGCCATATAAAGCTGATTTACCGAGTGCTGTGTTATCAGCACCTGTAGTATTGGAGCCTAAAGTATCTCGTCCAACTGCTGTATTTCCTGCACCTGAGGTATTGGCTACTAAGGATTGTGAACCAACAGCTACGAGTGAATCACCTGCTGTATTGGCTTTTAAGGCTTGTGAGCCTACTGCGGTATTGAATGAAACTGTGTTGGCTGATAGGGCTTCATAACCTATAGCTGTACCATGACTTGTTGTGGTATTGGCACCTAAAGCTCCATATCCTATAGCCACATTAAGTTGTCCTGTAGTATTGGCATCTAGGGCTGTAGAACCTACTGCAGTATTTTGTGTACCTGTTGTATTAGCACCTAAGGCTAAATAACCGACACCAGTATTGTGGTTTGCTGTTGTATTGGCAAGAAGAGATTGAGAACCTAGAGCTGTATTAGCACCACCTGTAGTATTACCACCTAAAGCTGCTCTACCAAAACCTGCATTATTATCTCCTGTACTATTAGCATCTAAAGCTTCAGAACCAGCTGCGGTATTATTAGTACCTGTAGTGTTAGATAAAAGTGCATCAGAACCTACTGCAGTATTATTACTTCCAGTATTATCTCGTAATGCTCTATCACCCAAGCCAGTATTGTTAGTTCCAGTAGTTACGGCATTAAGTGCATTATTACCAAAAGCAACATTCCTTGTACCAGTAGTGTTGTTATAAAGTGCAGCAGAACCTATACCAACTAAATCACTACCAGTAGTGTTGCTATATAATGCTTGATTTCCAACAGCAATATTGTAACCACCACTTGTCAAACTATTCAAAGCTGTATCACCTAAAGCTACGTTACCTGTACCTGTTGGATAGTTACCATCTAGTTTGATAGATCCACCATCTATAGAAACATTACCACTAACAGTAAGCCCTGTAAGTGTGCCGACTGAGGTTATGTTGGTTTGAGCTGCGGTTGCAAGTGTTCCTGTAATAGAAGTGTTTGCTGTCAGGGTTGTAAATGTCCCTGCTGCGGGAGTTGTCCCACCAATGACGGAACTATCAATAACTGCACCATCTAGGTTGATGGCGACCGATGTTCCTGTGGAGGAAAAGATCGCATCAACATCGTCTAAGTTGTCATTAAGTTTTGTTCCCCAGGTATCGGTTGATGCACCGACCTCTGGCTTTGTTAAGTTAAGATTTGTTGTAAATGTATCTGCCATAATTACCTATTTTGTTGTTCCGTCCAAGATGTGCTTGGATTTGCTTGTTCTGTCCAACTGCCTGTTGTGGTTAATTCTGACCAATCTTCAGAAGGTACAGTTTCATCTTCCCATTTTAAACCACCTATGATAGAAAGTGAACTTGTTTGTGCAAATGACGACGCACCATTAAATCTGGTATTTAAGCTCGATGCCACACCAGAAGTGACGCTAATAGCCGATGCACCAGTTGTTAGTTGTGTACCATTTGCTGCAATAGATGCACTAACGCTAATGGTTGCTTCACCTACGTCAATTTGTGTTCCAGTTGGTGATATAGAAGATGATACTGAGATTGTGCTTACACCTAGATCAATCTGTGTGCCAGCAGCACTTAAAGATGCACTTGCCGATAAATCGGCATCACCACCTAAAATTAAGATCCCAGCTTGTGTAGCTGATGATGTAACGCTTACCGATGATGCACCTAATTGAGTGTAGTTGCCTGCTGAAGTGGTGCTTGAGGTAACAGATATGCTGGCTTCACCAACATCTATTTGTGTAGCTGTAGGGGAAACAGAAGCAGTTACTGATACGGATGATACGCCCAGCTCATATTGTAAGTCACTCCAGTTCGACTTACCGTAACCACCAAACCCATAACCTTGCTGGGCCATTTAATTAATCCAATGAAATAGTTACTGAACTAGCGTTGAATCTGAATACATCTCCGTTTGATACTGTTTTAGATGTGGTTAAGTCACCGTATGCCAATAAATTACCAGCACTTGAAGCGTCAAATAAACCCATAGCAACGACTGTACCGTAATCGGCTGTTGCTGTTGGGAACTCGACTGAGCCACTATTGCTGATAGATCCACTAGCTGCCGTGCCAAATGCCATTGATTGACGCACATAGCCACCGCCAGAAACTTCTGTACCACCACCTGTATCGTCTGGTGCGACAGTATAAAGAGCCACATAGATTGTTGCTGGTGCTGTATAAGATGCGCCACCAAAAACGTGGTCCAATACTTCAAGTTCTAAATAATCTGAAAATCCTGCCATAATTTGTCCTAGTTATTATTAAAATAGTATATATTCTTTTTTGCTTTTCCGTAAGTCCTTCTGCGTTGCATTAGTGATCCTTTTCCAAATTCTGCCTTCTCTTGAGCCAATCTCATTTCTTCCAATGCTTTTTCAAATTGTGCATTGAATAAACCAACTCTTTCATCTTCCATTAAGAAGATAGAAGCGTGCTTTAATGCACCATACAGATAAACGTCTGGATTGTTATTGGACACAAAATTAGATGTATTGGAATCCGATAATGCTGGGACTTTTTCGTAATAAGTAAGTTGTAAGGTATATGATGTATCTGGAGTTGGTGCTAGTTCTAAAGCATCGTCCATAACAGCATAATAAACTGGCTGACCAACGACATTATCGTTGGCTCTTCTGTAAACATCTAATGATTCTAGTGACTGTTGAAATAAAGGTCTGAAGTCATTTGATGTAATCTCAACATTAATAACTTCTAACCAATCGGTTGGTAAAGACATATATTGGCTATCAGCAGTTGCTGTAGCTCTTTTAATCATTTCTTTGGTTCTTAATCTTCTATTGAGTTCGGCTTCTGTTTGGTCAATAAATAAATCCAATTGACTATCTAAATCCGATCTATTAAGAAATGATGCTATGTTAGTTTTAAGCTCTGAATATGTCATACTCTACCTTTCCAAGTTCTGAACAATTTATTATCTGGATTGTTCAACCATTTTTTCCATGCCTTCTGATCTTTAGCCCAACCTTCTCGCATGGCTCTCTGATATATTACCATAGGAACTTCAGCAACGTGTCGTAAATCTTTCCCTGGTTTTAAAGTGTCTGATAAATTTTTAACGTACTCCAATGTTGGTTGTACGTCTTGTTGGGTGTGATAAATAACTTTATCGTCTTCGGTTACAAATTCATGTTTGTAACCTGATTTATGATCTATTAGTGTTCGTCTAGCCATAAAAGGTGGGTGGGACTAAGCCCACCCGTTTATATCATTAAGATACGTTTAAGTCTGCGACAACACCGTGTGCAGCTTCGTTAGATACTTCTAAGCCGTACTCAACTACAATCATCTTGGTTTCTGCATCACCAATTGTTGCAATATCAACAGTCTGGAAGTTTCTTAGATATGCTACTTTTGCATATTCTGGATCAACCAATAGTAGAGATCTCTCTCTTGATCTGTTTGATGGTAAGATTTGTAACTCACCAAAATCAGATGAATAGATTGATACAGATGCTTCTACAGTGTTTGCATCAACAAACTGTCTTGCTTGTGATCTACCTGTGAAACCTGAAATAACTTGTTTGTTAAATGGTCCACAAATAGCTATTGATGGCTCACCGCCATTTTGGAAAGCAAGTTCTAGTACATCTTTTAGTAAATCTTCTGAAAGATCACGTTGTGTACCGTCTGTTACAGCAGCTCCATCACCACCATCAGCACCGCCAGCTCCTCTGGATTTGTTTGACTCAATCCAGTTTTCGAAACCACCAGTTACTCTAGCGACTGATGCACTACCTGTAGCTTTAGCTCCTTTTTGGCAAAGGGCTTCTTCCATATCTCTTTTTAGTGCTTTAGACATGATAGCAAGTTGATGAGCCATTTCTGATCTCTTACCTGCTGGATCTGAACTCTCTTGAGAACCAGAAACTGTTGCATCTCTTTTTGAGATCATGCAAACGTTACTTTTTCTCACAGTAGCTGTTGCTGCTGCTCTTGAAAGTTCGAAACCTTCTAATTCACCAGTTGCGACAGGTGTTGGTAATGATTCTGTTTGCCAATCAAATACCACGTTATTTACATTTCTAGTGCCGATAGAACTCATAAATGGAGTTTGCATAGGGGATATGTTGTAAATAATATTACTCAAATCCTCTCTATCAGCAGTAGCGCTATATGTATCGAAAGCGTTAGTTACTTTAGCCATTTCTTCTCCTTATTTTAATAGCTGTTCAAATAATTTTGCTGCATCCTGAGATTTCCCAGTCTGCTTCAATTTTTGACGCAATTTTTTCTCAGCCGACCTAGATGGCTTCCTAGTTGATGAACCTGGCTTTCCTGCTCTTACAGGTGCTTTCTGCGTTGGTTTTTTCTTTACGGCTTCTGCGTTTTGGCTTTGTAACCATGCAGATCGTAAACCAAGCAAAGCTCTGTAATCGTAAACTGAATCCATTTCCTCTGGGGTGTAACCCAAAGTGTTTATCCCATAATCTCTGATTGCAGCTTTTTCTTTGCTAGCAATCTTCTCGTCAGACCATTCAGGTATAAGTTCCAGAAGTTTTTGTTGTCCATATTGAACAACTTGTGCAATCTGTTGTTGTTGCTGAACCAAAGCTTCCTGTTGGATTCTTTGTTGTTCAGCTTGTACAGCTTGCAACTTTTCTTTCTTCTGATCCCATACTTGTTTTTCTCTAACGTATGCGATTGGATCATCTTCACTTAGCTGTTGCCAATTCGGTTCATTCTCTAAGTCACCTTTCAGTTGTGCTTCCATTTTAGGAAGCAATTGAGAATAAACTGCATCTCTTTGAGATAGCTCAGATTGCTGTTGCTCAATCAACCTGCGTTGTTGTGACAGTTCTTGAGTTTTTCTCGTATAGTCTTGCTGCCTTGAATATCCATTTTGGAGTTCTTCGAGCGTGACCTCTTGTTCTACACCATCAACTTTAATTGTGTAAAGTTGAGGTTGCTCTACTTCCTCTTCAATTTCTTCTTCTTCAAGTTCTTCAACTTCTTCTTCATCTTCAAGAGATTCTGCAATCTCTTCAAGCTCTTCTTCCTCTACGACTTCTTCTTGGGCTTCTAATTGCTCCTCAACAGCTTGCGCTTCTTCGGGAGTTAAGAAACTTTCAAAAGATGTAGTAGTCTTTTGCATATCTGTTTGTAGTGCAATCGGTTTATCCGTTGTTGCCATATAAACTCCTTATATAGGTTGTATTAATTTTAAACTATAAATATTGTTTATGTAAGGCTATTTGACTTTTTTAAGCCTATCGGCTTGGAATTTGGTAAGCTTGCCTTTATCGACAATTATTCTTAAATGACGTTCTATTTCTGGTAATAGTAAGATTGCTTTGTGCAAATCTTCACGCATACTTACATCGTCTATATTTCTATTGTTTAACCAATGTTGAATATACTCTTGCTTTAGGTTTGCTAAAGCCAATTTAAAAACATCGCTGTTTAAAATGTTTTCTGCTTCTTGTGCGTTTGCGATATGGTTTTCTTCACTCATTTAGATTTCCCTTTTGATTAAGTTTAACCAAAAAGAGATAATTTTCCAAGCGGTGATTTTGGTGGCAATATATCTTTTTCTGTGCCTGGTTGAGTGTAACGTGGTTCGCCTTGAGCTTCTAAGGCAGATAATCTTGATAATATTCCTGATGGATCAAACTGAGGTATTTCTCTACCTTCTAATGCAGCCAATCTTCTTTGTAATCCTGATGGATCAAATTGAGCTGGCGTTGGAATCCCAGCAATACCTTCACTAATTAAACCCCTAATTTCTTCGTCTGTTCTTGGGATAAAAGATGGTATATCTTCTAAACGAGCAAAGCCACTTAAATCTTGCTGTGGGATTACAGGCTGATATTCACCCAGCCTACCTTCGATTAAATCAATAATATCTTGATCTGATCTTGGTTGTACATCAGACATTCTACCCATAGGTCCTATGATCTCACCACCAGGACCAAAGATTTCAGTTGGCCTAATACCATCTCTAAATGGATCTATTTCTGGCGCTCTAAAACGCTCTGGATCTTTTAATGGATCGTATTCTCTAAAATCTTTTGAGCCACCAACGTAAACACCATCGTCTTGTCCTTTATCTTTTATACCAAATAATTCTGCTAATCTTCCACCAGGACCTAATGGTCCACCGAATATATCTCCACCTGGTCCTCTTATTTCTGTAGGTCTAAAATCATCACCAACTCTACCAAAAATATCTTCTTCTACTCTTAATCTTTCATAAGGATCTATGCCTAGATAAGGTCTAAGATCTCTGCCATCTGGTCCAATAAATCTTTCTACACCACCAAGCCTTTCAGATGGATCACGATAACCACCAATGCTTGCGTCTATTCCAGAGAAAAGTTTTGTGACTGGTGCGGCTGGAACTTGTGCTTGTGGTGCAACTGGTTCACCCATTGGTGATTCTAGTGAAAACTCTCTGCCTGGCTGTACCACTTGTTCAAATGGCATACCGCCAGCAATTGATCTGGCATAGTCAAAAGCCGATTGTCCGATTGGTGCGCCACCGCCCAACAATCCTCCGCCCATGCTTGGCATATTGTAAAAACCTTGTGGTGGGATTTGTGGTCCTTGTTGTTGTCCCACGCCATAACCAGTAACAAAAGGAGCAACACTACCTAGTAATCCACCTAAACCGCTTAGACCACCAACAGCTCCTAATGCGCTTGAACCTAAACCGCCCAATGCTCCTAAACCGCTTCCTAAAGCAGAACCTATAGTTCCTAAACCGCTTCCTATGGCAGAACCTGCTGCGCCTAAACCACCTGTAATTGCTGAACCAACTCCAGGTATAAACAAACTACCTAATAGGGCTGCTGTTTTTGGATTGTCTTTAATGCTGCCAACAAGACCTTTACCACTAGGATCAATGCCCAGTATGTCGTCAAATATTTTTCCGCCTATTTTTTTTAAACTCATTTAACTAAAAATTTATCTAATTTTTCCTCAAGTCTATCAAATCTATCGAGAATTTGCGATACATCGTCTTTTAGCTCTTCTTTCGTAGCGTACTTGGTTGGGATCTCTTCACGAGTTTTGTTTAATAAAATATCCAATCGTTTTGCTTCATCAAAGTTTTGTCTAATACCATACAAGATTGGAGCAAGTACCAAGGTGATAAATATGTTCCAAAATAAGTAAGGTGTCAGTTCCATTAATAACTCCAAATATATGGTCTTATCTTACCATTTTTATCACCATTTATATCCAAATGAATGAATCTGTCCTTACCTTTTTGATTTACCCCGATCCCTGTGAAACCAAAGGAAGGAGCAGCAGATACTACTTCGTAGGCTTGTGAACCACTGACCAAAATATCAACGGCCAAGCCTTTGGCGTGCATACCAGGTTTATCTTTATTAATTTCTGCTGGGTGTTCGGAACATCTATAACCAGATGTAACGATAAATGGGAACTCACACTCTTCTCGCAATTCCTGTAATTTGTCAATCAAATCATGCGATATTTCGTTTTTACCGCAATGTTTACATGCAAATTCTTCTAATGTGAAATTTTCCCAACTCATTTTGTTATGTTCTGTTTTTTTTCGTATGTTCTTAGTCCACCTAGACCAAGCATACCTAAAAGTATAGTCATTAATGAACTCATATCAAACTCTGGAAGATCGTATGCAACCCCTGCGACAGATAACGCAAAGACCGCAATGGGCGAGATAATGAAGTGATAGCCAAGTGCAAATGCACAAATCCAACCAACACAAGGTCGCCAAGACGCAACAAACCAATGACGGGATTGAGCTTCCATCTTATTGACTTCAATTTGTGCCATATTGGCTTTATGTAATTCCGTTTTAAGTTCATGTTCTAGTTTTGCCTTTAGGTCTTTATCGGCAACAAATTTATCTAAGATGCTAGTGACTGGACCACTAACAAGTTCTATTAGTTTGCTGGACATATTAACTCCTATGGACTTTTACTACTTCGAAAGAAATAGATTTTTTTGCTCCTTTGTGTGGCTTGTAACCACCCTCAGGATTTTTCATTAGCTTGACGTTTTTACCATCAACCATAAAGTGATAGCCTTTTGGTGCTTTCACTTGCTTTTTCATTTCTTCTTCTTTTTACCTACTCTAAGTTTTTTAAAATCAGCTTCTGTGATTTTAGTACGAGGTTTGGCTACACGAGCCAACTTCTTTTGTTTTGGTGAATACTTACTAAATGGCATTTTATTTACCCTTCTTCTTTTTTCCTTTTTTATGATATGGCATTACTTGCTCCTTTTTTTACTTTGTTTAGGTCGGTACAAATCAGCATCTGCTTGTCTTGCTTTGCCTTTACCTGTGGCAAAAGACCTTACCCTTCCGCAAGCCCATTGATGGGCTGTAACTTTAGGACGAGATCCAGATGAATAATATGCACCCAATCCTCTTTGATAAACCTTGCCTAATGTACCTTTCGATA